GCCACTTGCCCAAGCACTAGGAGTAACTCCTAATCCTAAGTTACCAGAAGAATACGTCATTATGTTGCTACCACTATTGGTAACAAAATTCATAGAAGATGCTTGAGTCCACAATACAGGGCCATAAGCAACTCCTGTATTGAAATTATTTCCAGCAGAATTATCTTGTCCAACATAAAAAGTATTAGATGCGTTGGTGTTTCCTACTGCAAGATAATTAGATGCAGTCCCAGTTCCAGTAATTCCAACTTGAGCAGATGAACCTTTTATTTCCTGCTGATAACTAGGACTACTTGTACCTATACCTAGATTGCCTGCGCTTGTGAGGCGCATCTTTTCTGAGCCAGTAGACATGGAATAAGCACCCTGTCTCCATGCCAAATCACCACTACCACCTGAATTACCAACAACCCATCTATCTGCTACACCAGCTTCACCATAATAAAGAAAATTAGCATAACCATTTGCAGAACGTATTGCAACTTGTGTATCAGCACCTGAAGCATTTAAACGAATACTTCCACCAACATCAACTGTATAACTTGCTGATGGGCTACCTTGATTTACAACCAAACTTGTTCCATTCCAAGTCAACGCAGACCCAGTAGCCAAAGCACTTGTACTAGACGCATACACCACACCATTTGCTGTGTATGATGTGAGTCCAGTGCCTCCATAAGCAGTACCCACAGCATTTGTTGGAGTTAAACTTGTTGAAGTTAAAGCCCCTGTGCTTGGGTTGTACTGTAACTTAGTAGAACTTGTGTAAATCGTTGACAAAGTGCCTGATGTTGCACTTGTAAAGTTTAAATATCGAGTGCTGTTTGTGCTCGTATCGTCAGTAATCGTTGTGCTTGAAGCAGTTGATGCCCATGTAGGAACACCACTTGCAAGGGTCAAAACATAGCCATTTGTGCCAGCAGAGAGCTTAGACAAGGTATTTGTAGCACTTGCATACAAAATGTCACCTGTTGTATAAGTAGTCTGCCCAGTTCCACCATAAATAGCACCTATTGCTGTGCCATTCCATGTTGCATTGGTGATTGATCCTGAATAGCTAAATGTATTGGTTGACCAAGATACGTTGCTAGGAGCATCAAAGTGATAATCCCATGTTCCTGCTGAATTTCCATTGGTCAACAGAATAACTGTTACATAACCACCAGATGGTATGCTGACAATCAATGTGCTTGAACGATTGTTGACAACAATAGCACCTGATGTTTGATTGTTATTGAACGTATAAGTAGCACCAACTGGCAAAGTTGTAGCATCAGGCATGGTAAATGTCTGACCACCTGAACCAGTGATAACCCAGTTATACGTTGAACTTACAGACAATGATGTTGTAGTCCCAGATGCTCCAACATTGGTGAAAGCATTGAAAAAAACATTAGCTGATGTGTTGGTGTTAGCATCCCTTAAAACGACACTAGATGCTCCAGAACTAGAAGTAACACCTGTACCACCATTTGCAACTGCAAGAGTGCCAGCAAGTGTTACAGCACCTGTAGTAGCTGTGTTTGGAGTTAATCCTGTTGTTCCACCACTAAATGATGAAACAGTGCTTACGCTTGTCCAAGTTGGAACTCCACCAGAAACAACTAAATATTGTCCATTAGTTCCAACTGCTAAAAACGTAGTTGTTCCACTTGAGGATTGATAAGGAATTGAATTAGCTGATCCACCAGCCAAATTTGTTGAAGTTGTTGCACTTGTTGCAGTTGAAGCATTACCTGTCAAAGCACCAACAAATGTAGTTGCACTAACTGTCCCACTACTAGGGTTGTATGTTAATTTAGATGAACTAACATATTCTTGGGTAATTACACCTGTATTTACATCAGTAAATGTTAAATAACGAGTTGAATTTGTACTTGTATCATTAACTATGGATAAGTTTGCACCTGATGTGCTCCATGATGTATTAGTGCCATCAGTCGTTAAGTATTTGCCAGCATGAGTAGCTTGGCTTGGCAAAAGGTTGTTAATAGCACCATTAGCTGTGGTTGAGGATGTGCCTCCATTGCTGACTGACAATGTGCCACCAAGAGTAATTGTTCCACTTGAAACAATTGGACCACCAGAGGTTGTGAGGCCTGTTGTGCCTCCTGAGACATCAACGCTTGAGACCCCACCTGCCGCGCTCGTGAATGGTAACCCAGCAGGTCCAATAAACGTGATAAAGGCAAGTGTCAATGGGTCATACAATGCCTGTACTGGCAATATATTCGTTGTCTGTGTAACACCTACATTATTCGAGTTTGACATTGTTGCACCCTAAAAAAAAAGGGGATTTTCACCCCTTTTAGCCTTAGCTAATTATGATTGATCGCCAACTGGAGTGATATACAAGATGCCAGCAGTACCACTCGTACTGATAGCAGTCATGTAGAAAGGCGTAGTTGGTGTCGCTAGGATCAATGGGCTAGTCATACCAGCAGGTAAAACATAGTCACCAAGTGTAGAACCATCCACAGGAAACACAGCAGGAGGACATGGAGAAAAGCTATTAAACTTTACTGCAATGGGACTTGCTCCTGTGTTCAAGAATGATGCGTAGTTAATTTGGTCATTCGTTGTGTCATCAATCAACGTACTTGCATGTGAAGTATTCGTAACTGATAACGCAACTGTTTGACCAGCATTACGTTGAACTGTTGAACCTGCCATGATTAAACAGCATTAGTTGGAGCTGGTCCTTCAAGTCTTGTGACCTGAACAACATATTGACCTGCAACTGGTGTTGCTGATGTGCCTGTCATGTTGCCAAATTGAATTGTCAAAACGCCAGCATTCAAACAATCTGCCTCAGCTACGATGATGCCAGCAGTTTGAGCACCAACAGCACCTTGCACAAGAATCAAGTCAGTGGTTTGTAGGCCAGCAACATTGAAGTTTTGTGAAGCAGTGGTGTTTGCAGAAACGCTAGTTGGCGTAATGGATGGGGTTATGTAAAAGGTCTCGTGTGAATTTCCACGAGTTACTGTTGTGGATGACATGTTTAATTCCTTTGTTGAATTGTAACTTAAAACGAAAAAAAGCCACCCCCTTGTGTGAGAGTGGCTTTATATTTTCCTGTTCCTTATGGGAGGAAAGTTAGATCGTAGCCATAGACGAAAACGTCACAGGTCGCCGCAATCGTTGTGCCCACATTCACATACAAGTTTGATGGGTTACTGATAGCAGTAGTTGCATTGGTTGCAGAAGATGTTGTGACGTATGGTCCACCTGTGTTGCTGGTGAGAGCCGCAGTCGTGAGCACAGTCGATCCAGTTGCTCCAACACCTGTGTAAACACCAACAGTAGCTGTAGCAATAGTGGTTGTTGCACCACTAGAGTTTAAGCCATTGGTGATGAGGATACTGACAGGTACAAATTTGCTCACATCCAAAACTGTCATTGCTGTGTCACCAGCTTGAGACAAGTTTACTGACTGAGCTGATGCAATCAAACGCAATGCTTGGTTTGTGGACAAGTTTTGTGGATGATTGGTGACTGTGGTTGCTGGTCCGGGATTTGCCATGATTAATTCTCCTTAAATTGGTAAATGACTGTTAGGCCGCGATTCTGCAAGCCAACTCAGGGTAGAGAGGCGCCCAACCATAGAGCACATCCAAGCGAGTTGGAATACTGTCGTTATTTATGGTGTATTGGCGCACCACCCGCATTGACAATCCAATCTCTTTGTCAGAGGCACGACCTGCAAAGTGGACACCCTCTGGCAACTCAAGATCAGCGACCGCCAACGTGAACGCATTTCTGTGCATCAAAATGTTTTGTGGACTGTATGTGCCAGCACCACTCACACCAATGCTGAAGGGAGTGACCACAGCAGAGGCCGCAGGACTCACAGTCACATTCTGGAACTGACCAGAATAAATCAATGCAGGGCTAACAGTGACTGATGTATTACCATTAGTCAATGCTGTTGTGGATGTGATCACAAAGTTGCGTAGCTTGTTGTTGCCATAAGCCTGACGATTTTGTGGGTTCACTGCGTACACACCTGCAATGGTGATAACGTCACCTTGGTTGAGTGTGCCTGACGCTGTGGCTGTGATGTTCAACGTAGATGTCTGTGCCCATCCACTTGATAGACCTTGGCTTGCTCCATTGATGGTGATTGAACCAGCACTAGAACCAGTCCAAGCACCAAACTGTTGAGAGACCACATTTTGGTCCATTTTCCAATTACAGCCCGCGCTGTCCCGCCCCATGAGGCCTTTGCGATATTGCTCACCAATGGCTTCTTGTGGGACAAACAAGCCTTTGAGTGAATCAACAATCGTTGCAGATGTGAATGGTTCAATAGTCACTGATCTACGACCATCACGAGGAGCACCCTCAGAGTCAAGATAAGCACCAGCAGTTAGATAGGTAATCAAACCTGTAGGAGGTGTACCAGCAGTACCAACAATGTTTGCTGTGTTGTTCTTAGCCATGACTAAGCCATCACGATCAATCTTGTTGGCAATGGCGGCAATTGCTGGCTTCAACACTCGATCACTAAACATGTCGAGTGATAGTGCCAAGTCAGCCGTGGTGAACTGCGTGTCCACATGGAACTGCGTTGATAGAGTTACTGGCACACTTGACTCGTTAAAGTCTTCCACGTTTAACGCTGGGCCGGTAGTTCCGATGAAGCGACCCGGTCTCCGCACATTCACAGTATTACCAATTTTTGCCCCGACCACAGCGAACTGGTCATCGTAGTTGCGGTCCACCTCGCTCGTGAACGTGAGTTCGTTTTCGAGCACCATGAGCGCCTCATTGGTGATCTTAGATATCGTTAATAGATTATTTGCCATGATTCTTTCCTTAAAAAGTTAAAAAGTTTGTTTACCTAATCTTCCCTGCTTTACGAGCTTCACGCCATTGTTGAAACGTACCAGTGAATCTGCCTTCAGAGTCAATGGGCGTTTCAGACGCCGCGCTCGTTGCTCGCAATGGACTAATAGGCTTTGGAGCATTCGACCTCACAACAGCCTTCACCTCCTCTTGAGGAGCTTTTTCAAGCCTTGCCTCAATCTTTCCTAACTCTCTAAGAGCACTTATTGTTGACATCTTAGCTAGCTTCTCAGCTACTTCTGGATTCTCTGCTAAATGATAAAGGATTCTTGGTCCAACATCACTTTCAAAAATCGCATCTCGTATCTGATCACTCACCACCACATCTGATGATGCAAGCATGTCTTCATAATCAGGTAACTCAGCTTTGACCTCAGCTTGACGCTTGTTCCATGCCTCAAATGTCTTGGCACGTTCTTCAGCTATCCTTCTTTCAGCCTCTTGCCTGTCACGCTCCCTAAGTGCTTCCTCTGTTGAATACTTTGCAAGTGCTTTAGCATAATCAAATGCTGTTTCAAATTGCTCAGGTTGTGGTTCTGAAAGTTGTTCAACTGGTTTAGGGTTGACTTTCGCTTCCAACTCTTTCAACTTGGCTTCTAGCTCACTAGCTCTGGTACGCTCACGTTCTGCTTCAGCTCGTGCCAATTCCCTTTGCTTAGTAATATCTGAAAACCTTTTTTCGAGTCTATTAGGCTTTGGTTCTTCTGTTGTTTTGCTTGGTTCTTCAGCAACTGGTTCATTCTGCTCTTGAACTTCTGTAGGCTCAGTAGGAACTGCCTCTACAGTAGTAGTGTCAGCTAAACCTAAACGATTGCTATAAAACTCAGCACTGTTTTCGCTTGTAAGCACTTGGCTCGCTTCTTTTTCAGACATGAGTTTCCTCAAGGATTTGCCTCGTCTACCTGACGAGTAAGGTTTGTGTAATCTTTACACGAATTAATAAATTTGTCAAAGTGTGCCAGCTTTACGCCTTTTTTCATCACCTTTTTTCATAAATGCCTGATTTTCTTTTCTACGATTAGCTTCATTAGCACTTATATATCTTTCATTTTCTAATTTTTTTAGAATTCTGGCTTGTTTTGCGTGATATTCTGCTTTTTCTTTATGTTCTTTTGCAACTGGATGAGGTTCTGCAAACATGGCGGCATGCTTGTGTGATCCCATTGCTTTAAAATGACCCATATGTGTGTCAGCTTTTTCCGAATAATCTTCAGCTTCTTTAGCAAAAGATTTGTAGGAAGCAGGGTCACGCATTTTTATTTCACCTGCTTTACCAGTTTTTTTTGCCATTTCATTGGCATTAAATTCTTCACGATTTTCACTTGTTACTGTTGGCATCATTGGACTCCGGGTTGTAGACCTAGCACTGACTCATTTGCATACCTATATTGTTCAGCATTACGACTTGCTATCTCTTTTTCAAGTCTAGCAGTATCCAAGTGGTGAACCAAAAGCTCCATAATGGATTCTATTTCAGTCTTGTTTTGGCTTGTGACAGCTCTCATGTTCACGTCATGGACTCTAGCCTCTAGAGTAGCCTCAGTGTTGTGGGCTTTGGCTGTCTGCCTCATCAACTCACGTTGTGTTTCAGCTTGTTGTTTAACAGATTCGATGTCCTGACGTTGCTTAATGGTCATCTGGAGCTGTTGAATCTGTTGTTGCATGGCTTGCATCTGTTGTTGAGACATAGCCAATTGCATCTGAATCTGAGGAGGAACTTTAGATTTAGTGTCGATCTGGGACATTGGGTTGCTGGCCGCTAGCCTGTCTGCAATCATCTCAGCGCCGGGGAAGTCCATATTCCTGAAAAATAGGTCACCAGCTACTTGCATCAGTGCAGGGTCTGCCGCTAGCAGTGGCATCATGCTTTCCACAGCCTCTTGACGCTTGCTGTTGTAGCCGGGTCCAGTGTCCATCACCACATCATACTCACCCACTGATGTGTCATTCAATATCTTGTAAACACCTTCCTCATCAGCTCCAAACGAGTTCAAGCTCACTAAATCAGGCTTTCCATCATCCCCAATGATCCTCATCACCCTCTCAGAATCATAGATTTTGGGCACTAAGTCCAAAATTACCTTGCCCAAATGCCTAATAGAACGAGTCAAATTGTCGTAAAAGTGGAAGTTTGACATGTCCACTTGTTGCTGTTGCCCATTCAGTGCTTTGCCTGAGATGTTGCCACTGGGGAGCTGATTTGGGTCAACAATGCCTATGACTGCTTGGAGGTCTTGGCTGATGCTGGCTGAGGCGGCCATAATGCCAGCAGGAGGACTCTCAGGCTGAATCCTCGATGGCACTGGTGCTGGCCTACCATCAATGTCAACTTGCTTGTATCTCAGTGTTGCAGTGGACTTAATGTTAGCTTGTGCCCATTCAGTCTCATGGCCTTCATCTTGGCCTTCAGCAATCAACCATTTTGGCTTAGGAGCAAGGGCAATGCTCTCAGTCATGGAGGTTTGCCAGAAGTTGTACATGCGTTGTGGGTCTTTTGCTTGCCTCACAAGGCCAAACTTCTTACGCTTGTTCTCAACAATCAATTGCTGACCATAGACAGGAATGATTGGGATGTATTTGCCAGCCCATTTGCCTTCTTCTAGGACTTGCATTCCAGTGAGTTTTGCCCACCAAATCTCTTTTTTGACTGTATCTCTCTGATCAATGATGTCTTTTGATTCACCTTTAAACTCATCTTTGTACTCAGTTGTGCCATCAGCAAGCATCAGAAGTTTGGTTTTAATGTGCTTGGTGTAGAAGTATTCAGCAATTCTGATGTCTTCCCTCATCACCCATTCAGCATTGGTGTCACCAGCTCCTCTGAGATTGAACTGAGTGCCATCGTCAGCATCTGGATACATTTTCCTGAATTGTTGCTTAGAAATGACCTCAGTGATTAGGCATCTATCTGCGTCAGAACCATCAGGCATGACTGAGTTAGGGTCAAAGTAGACAGTGAAAGGGTTGACTATGGATTTGATGTAAATCTCTTGATCAAAGCTATCTGGCTTGGTGTAGTCAGTGACAACACGGAAGAAGCCCCATCCCATACGCACGGCGAAGTCAACTGCGTTGTCATAAGCCTGATCAGCATCTGAATTGACCTCAATATGCCTACACAGACCAGTAAGAATCTCTGCCATCTTTGCATCTGACTCATTATTTACCCCATGAACCTTAATTCTTGGCCTCTGTTGCCTAATGTTATTAGTAACCTGACGCACATAAGCATCAATCTTATTAATGGTCAGGCAAGGCCTAGATTCAAGTGTACGAGAGTTCTGGATTTCTACAGGCCATTGGTCACCAGCACTAAATCTCAAGTCTTCTAGGGCTTCTTGACGATTCATCATGTCTGCATCTGTACATAAATGCAAAAACTCTTGAGCTTCAGTAATTAAGCCATTTGACTCTAAATCATCCATGTTAGCCCATCCAGTTGACTGTTGGTTGATACACTGCCTTTTTTACTTGCTTTTTGGGTTCATTGACCATCAGGCCTATGTATCTAAAAGCATCAGCCCCATGACTGTACTGATCATGTAAAGGAGTCTTACTAAATGCTTTGGTATCTGGATCGACTTCATACCTGTAATGCCTGAGAGCATTTAAGCCCTCCTCACAGTTATTTCGATCAAAATAGCAATTCGGAAAGATGGTCCTTGAAGCATTAATACTGTCAACAATGGGCACTCTTTCCAATATTCTAGTCTTAAATCCTAAAGTTCGCACTATTTCTTCTATGCTCTTGCCATTGGATGCTAAAGTTTTGTTCTGAGCATCGTGAGGCAACCACAAGGTATCCAACATGTATCCAAAGGTTTGAACTTTGGCTAATATGGCTGAGATAGTCTCTTGGCTTGTCTCAAAGTACCTGATTAACCTTGTTTCCATGCCTATAAACTGGACAAACCAAATAGCAGTAGCATCTGACCATCCAAGGTCAAATACGCAATGTACTGGCTTGATTGGATCGTAATTGACCCTTGTAATACGCTCTTGTAGCTCTGCCATCTGTAGTTCTTTGGCAAATATAGCACCATCTACAGACTGCCTGCAAACACCTTCCCAGACTGTTGCATAGGCTTCTGGGTCTCTAGCCCTCAAAGCATCCTTTTCAAGCCTCAATGTCTCTGGAAACCAAGGATTGTCAGACCAATTGATCTTAACTACTTGGGCATCTTGTGGAGGATGGAGGATAAACCTTTGATAGGTATTGTCAGACTCTAACTCTGGGTTGAAACTCACCCAAATCTCTGACTTTTCCTTCCTGATAGTAGGAATTAGCACATCCCAGCTTCTAGCACTGACGCTTTGTCCCTCCTCACACCAACAAATGTCAACACCCTCATAGGACTTGACGTTTGCTACGTTGTTCTTGAGGCCTACAAAGTTGATTTCAGTCCCATTTTTGCCTCTAATAGTCCTGTCAGTGATTTCATAGAAATCTATCAAGCCCATTGCCAGTATCTGGTCACTCAAGAGCTTATGGACTGAATCCTTAATGGATGTCTGGAACTCACGAGTACAAAGTATACGTAAAGGCTTGACAGCTCCTTGGATCAGCAATGCTCTTGCAATGCCCCATGACTTTGCTCCACCACGACCTCCCCAGAGCACCTTATACCTCGATGGCTTAAACAAGCACTCTAGCTTCTCAGGAAACTCAACCTTGTTGATTACCTCTTGAATGCTACTCATCTGCCTTGACAAATGTGACTTGGATAGATGGAATCAGTGGTGTGCCATTCTCACCTGTAATCTCTTGCTTGACACTCTCACGATACTTCTTGGGAAAGCGTGCCGCCATACTCCTCGACCATATCGAGGCATTTAGCTTTGCACCATCTTTGTGCTCCAACATGTATGCCTGAGCTTGCTCCTCCCACCATGTTTGCTCTAAAACTTTGGCATCTTCCAAGGCATGCAGAAAGTTCTCGTATTTATCTCTCCAATCATACATAACTCTTAATGAAACCCCTAAGTTAGAACTAATTTGTTCATAACTCTTGCCTAAAGCACCCAATTCCCTGACTTTTTCGCAATAGGATGGGTCATACAAAGTTGGTCTTCCAAATGGTTTAATTACGTCATTCATTTAGGTTCTTCCTCATGGTAACCAAACTCATAAGGATAGCCTTCTGTGGATAATGTTTTAGCAGGAACAGTTTTCTTAACAATATCGTAATCACCATTTAGTACGTTTTCACCATGCCATTTAGCATAATCTTTACTTGTTGTAACCCAATCACCATGATTTATGTCTGAAATACCTTTAGGAACTGCTCTGTAGATATCAATTGGAGCATCAGGCTTGTTTCTAGCTTTAAGTGCCGCCATTCTCCACTGGTGATCTATTGCAGATTCTCCAACACCATACAATTGTTTACCTGTGTGAGAATAAACGTCTGCTGGCATAATTTGAGTTAAATCATGCAAAAAAGCACCATAAACATTTGCATTAGGTGCTGTGTGGCTTCCTCGATATTCAGACATTCCCATAGGGGAATAAGAATCTGCCATTCTTCTAGCTAATTCCTGAGTTTTTGGACCATATTCAGGAAATTCTTTAGCAGATTCAGCTACTTGCTGATTTAAAACTCTAGCTTGATCATTAGCATTACCTAATCCTTGTTGAAAACTTTGGATTGGATTAGCAACAGTATCTCCTAGTCTACGTTTAAAACTATCAATACTGCTATAAATGTCAGCTAGAGTAGGCATAAATCACCATTATTGAGGAGGAATTT